AATCGCTGCTTTGTAATGATTTACACTCTATGGTATGTTTTCTTTATGAAAAAGCAAAAAATGGAGACGAAGCTAGCTTGCAAATACTACAAGAAATGCTTGAGCATCAAAAATAGTATGCTTTATGATGAACCGTCGTGTTGAGGATCGCATTGAACGGAGCGTGCTGGGGACAAATCAGAAATAAGCATCTCATAAGAGGTGCTATTTTTATACCCAAAATCAGAAAGGAAGGTATTTACCGATGGAAGAGGAAACCAAACAGGAACAGGGTGGCACAGAACCAACCGCAAAAACCTATACCGAAGCGGAGTACAACGCTTTGCAGGAGCAGCTGACGGCGATGCAGTCGCAACTCTCCACCGCAAATGAGACAATTCAGTCTTACAAAGATATGGACATTGACGGCATACAGGCGAGCGTGGCGGAATACAAGCAGAAGTGGGAACAGTCGGAAGCGGATCGGAAAGCATTCGAGTATCAGACAAGGCTTGGGCAGTACGTCAAAACACTTGGATTGCGAGACGATATCTACGAACAGCACGTTGCAAACCTGTTGGCGGGAAAGAATCTGCAATTTGATGGCGACACGCTGGTCGGTGCAGAAGATGTGCTGAAAGCATTCCGTTCTTCTCACGCTGATGCATTCCAGCCAAAAGAGCCGCCTGCGCCGTTTATGGGCAATACACCGGGGCTCCGGATGGATGCCAAAGAAGAAGAGCTTCGTACAATCTACGGGCTGCAAACAAAGAAAGGATGATTGTAAATGCCAAACAAATTTGACCTTGTATCAAAGCATGTCACAATGCTGGACGAACTTTTCCGGCAGGAGTCGAAGACAAATGTTCTGGAATCCAGCGCAAATGTTGTCCGGATGGGCACAAACGCAAACGAAATTCTGATCCCAAAGTATGATATGGATGGGTTGGGCGATTACAGCCGCACAGAGGGCTATGCAGACGGCTCTGCCAATCTTGAATGGGAATCCAGAACGTTCAACTATGACCGTGGTAGAACGTTCACTGTGGATGCAATGGACGACGAAGAGACCATCAATATGTCGTTTGGGCTGTTGGCATCTCAGTTCATGAAACACAAGGTTGTGCCGGAATTGGATGCGGTACGGTTCGCCGCTTATGCAAGTGCAAAGAATGCGACAAAGACACAGGAAACCTTGACGGATGGGGAAGCTGTTTGCAGTTCCATTCTGGCAGCATCGTCTGCAATGGATGAAGCAGAAGTCAGCGCAGAAAGCCGTTACCTGTTTATTACACCAACGCTGCACAATGCCATCAAGGCACTGGACACTTACAAGAGTAAGTCTATGCTGGAAGGTTTTGCCGGTATCATTGATGTTCCGCAGGTGCGCTTCTACACGTCTGTTGACCTGTTGGACGGCAGAACAGAAAACATCGGCGGCTATCGGAAGGGCACAAAGGGCAACAATATCAACTTCCTGATGATTTACAAGCCGGCTGTTTTGCAGTTTACAAAGCATGTGGTTTCTAAGGTGATCGCACCGTCTGAGAATCAGACTATGGATGCGTGGAAATTCTTCTACCGTGCGTATGGTTTGACCGACACACTGGACAACGGCGCAAAGGGCATTTTCTGCTCTTATAGCGCAGAATAATTGCATTATGGTTTATGCAGATTTTCCATATTATCAGGATAGATATTGCGGAACAGCAATTACGGATGAAACCGTATTTCGCACTGCTGCCGCTCGTGCGTCAGAACAGCTTGATGCGCTGACGTTCTGGCGGATCCGTCCTGACATGTTACATCATAGTCCTTTGGCGGATGCAATCCAGAATTGCTGTTGTGCGATGGCAGAAACGATGGTGACATATCAGATTTACGGTGCAGGCATCACAGGTACCAGCGTGGATTCTGGTGCCAAGAAGTCAGAAACACAACATAATTACAGCGTGACGTATACGACCCCATCAGATACGTTGACCGCCTTACTGGGCAGCAGTGGCACGCTGCAAGAATACTTGCAGGAGACTGCCCTGCGCTATCTGGGACATACTGGGCTGTTGTATCGGGGGTGTGATTGATGTTTACCAATTGCGTTGGCTGCACGGTTTACGAAAGAACTGTTGGCTCTGACCGGTTTCCAGCATACATTGCGCATCAGATTCCACTTGTTTACTGGGAACAAAACATCGGGCAAACGATCAACAAAGCAGCAAATAAGAGCAACATGTCACAGGACTACAGCATCTACATGGCAATTCCTGCAAACTCTCTGTCTGATTACACCCCAAAGCATGAGGACTTGCTTGCAAGAGGGCTACAATCAGTTTTACAGCCGCCGGACAGTGAAAAAACGTATACTGTTATGACTGTAACTGATTGCTTGTACGGTTCTGCGGCAGTACAACACATCGAGGTAACGGCAATATGATTGAAGTGCAGACACCACGTGGGAGCGTGATCAATGTGCAGACTGGCAGCGGTACGATTCGTGCACAGCTGCAATGGAATTCTGATTTCGTAAGCCGCCGGACAGAACAGTTCACGAAAGTACAAAAGTACGTTGATAACGAATGTTTGCGGCGGTGCGACAAATTGATTCCATTCAAAACCGGTATGCTGAAAAAGTCCGGCATTCTGGGAACAGTTGTCGGCAGTGGAAAGATACGATATATTGCACCTTATGCAGGGCATCAGTATTACAATGGACGTTCTAATGGGCAACGTGGGCGGCTCTGGTTCGAACGAATGAAGCAAGCCCACAAGGCAGAAATCCTGAGAGGTGCTGCGCAGATTTTGAGAGGGTAAGAAAATGATTACAGAGATTCGGAACTGGTTCGCTTCTTGCCCAATTTTGCAGAAAGAAACCATTCTTAACGTAGATACACTGGGTGCAGATCCGGTGGAATATGAGATCGCCCCGCTCTCCTGCGATCCGATTGTCAAGAAGTACACAGATGGATCAAGCATCCGGCAATTTCAATTTGCGTTTGCAAGCCGTGAAAAATACGATGGTGAACAAAACATGCAGAACACATCGTTCTACGAGCAGCTGCAAAGTTGGGTTGAAGAACAGTCTGAGAATGGAAATCTGCCTGCACTGGGCAACGGAAGAAAAGCAAGAGCCATACAGATTTTATCGTGTGGTTTATGTATACGATACAGGCGACAGTACTGCCATCTACCAGATGGAACTGTCGCTTTTGTATTTACAAAGATATCAGTAAAATATAGGAGGAAAGAATCATGGGTGTAGGCATTGACGAGCTTGAACTGAAAAAGCGGTCGGAAAAGCTGGCGTTTATGGAAGTGATCAGTGGTGGCACATCGACGTATTACCGGATGGAGGGCTTTACAGACCTTGGGACATCCCACAATGCAAAGGAATATTCCAGACAGTACGTTGACGAGGATACCGAACGGACAAATACCACTGGCTATTCTGAATCGATCGGCTACAAGTTTGATCATTACGTTGGCAGTCCAGTATTGGAGGAAATCGTCAAGATTACAGAGAACGAGTTGATTGGAAAGGATGCTGTGCGAAATATTGTGACTGTGGACATGACCACAAAGTCGCTTTCGTCCGGCAGCAATTACACGGCATCGGCAACAATCCGTCCGTATACGATTGTTCCAAGTTCTGACGGCGATTCTACGGACTGTATGCAGTACAGCGGTGACTTTAAGTCGAATGGTAAAAAGCGGAGTATTACCGTTTCGTCTGCAAAAGATGGCGATTGGCTGAAAGTGACGGTATCTACCACTACAAGCACGAGCACAAGCACAAGCTCTACATAAAAGTGAAAGGAATCGCAAATGGCAGATTATTACACATGGGAAATTAACGGCGTTTCTGTTCCGTTTGATATGGAAGATGCTGAGACGGCACAGAAATATCATGCAGCAATTCCGATTGTAGAACAGTTTGGTCAGAATGACATGTTGAAAAATGATGCAGACTGCATCCGATCGGATTGCAATGTGATGCGGTCGTTCTTCGCTGCGCTGTTTGGGGAAGAAACAGCAGATGCGATTTTTAAAGATGTACCGATCAACCGCCGTTTCTATCTGAATGTCTATGAGTCATTCTTGTCGTTTATTTACAGACAGACCCTTGCAGCAGCAGAACGAATTGTAAAAATTGCGAACCAATACGCACCGGGAAAACAGGGCGGTGGAACAGATGAATCTGCTGTATAATCCGCTGCCGGAAGCGGTATGGATTCAAGGCGTTGCTTATCCGGTCTATACAGATTTCCGGAACTGGATTGCATTTTTTGACATGATAGCAGATGAAACATACCGGCCTTCTGAGAAGCTACTTACGAGTTTGAAGTGGTATCGGGAAAAACCACCATCTGACCTACTCTCAGCTTGGAACGGTTTGCTACAGTTTGCGGACTGCGAGGAAAATCCATCAGGTGCTGCACCAGAGAAACAGGATGGCAACAGCCGCCCCTATTTCTCGTGGTCGTATGACAGTGCTTATGTGCTGGGAG